AATGCCGACGATTGGCGTGTGCGATTAAGTATCCCATATTGGCCTAGTTTTAGATCGAGCCCTGTATTGCAACCGTTAAAGGATGCAGGTGGAATGGTATTTCCCTATACTCCAGAAGTGGCTTTTTCAACAAGTGCAAAATATAGTGCGATTCCTACAACGCATAGTAATTATCAATTCCAGGCTTATGAGAATAGTGCTCCTGGACAGATAACTATAACAGCTCCGATGAACGTTGAAGACTCTACGCAAGCATTGTACTGGATTGCGGCATTACATTATTTCCGTAGTATAACAAAAATGTTTTCAGGATTTGATATGAAAGCCGGCAACCCGCCACCGGTAGTATTTTTAAATGGTTACGGCAGTTATGTTTTTAGAAATGTTCCTGTAGTAATAACTAACTTTCAAACATCATTGAGTAAAGACTGTGATTATATTAGTTGCGATCCTAAAGCAAGTACAATGTCAGTGGCCGCCGGACTAGCAGACAGCCTGGGCGGTCTAGCAGAAACATTAGGATTAAGTAGCTTGAGCAGTTTAACTGACGGGCTAGGTAACGTAGGCGGAATATTAGGATCTTTTGGAGTCGGCGGAAGTACTGATGCCGGCAAAGCCTATGTTCCTACAAAGAGTACATTTACAGTAACACTTCAACCGATGTACAGTCGATCAAGTGCTCGTAAGTTTAGTCTTGATAGATTTGTTGCAGGCGGCTACGTTCAAAGCGCATTTGGATATATTTAATTATGGCAACTACATACAGTAATACTAGCCCTTGGTACACAACACAGATAACTCAGAATTATCTCAACGTTCTTTCTATTCGTCCGGTAAGCGCCGAAGCTGATGATGTATTATATACCATCGGACCACAATATCAATTTAGACCTGATTTGTTAGCATATGACTTGTATGGCGATGCAACCTTATGGTGGGTTTTTATACAAAGAAATTTAGATGTATTAGAAGATCCTGTTTTTGATTTTGTTATAGGTAAACAAATTTATCTTCCTAAAAACAGTAGTCTAACAACAGTACTAGGAATATAATATGGGAGCAACACAAGGTCTTGGCAATGCAACAAAAGCAATTGCAGTAGTCGGCGGAGTAGCGTCGGGACTTAGCGGAATAGTTGACAGTGTTTCTAGTGCCGCCAAGGCTTTAGGAGCAGGATTTGACAGTTTGTTCACATCATTAGATGTAGGATTAGAACCTTCTCCTTATAAACTGCCAATGGCAAATTCATTAAGCCAGTATGCATCATACGATTATATTATCAGTATGGCCTGTTTAACTTCTGATGAATACAATTACCCAGATAGTTCTTATATGGCAGGCATATTACCTACTCCTTTTATATTTAGAGGAGGAAGCATAACTCCAAATAATAGAATAAAGCAAACTACCGGAGTCCAAGAATACTACTGTTCAGAACTAGTAATAAAAGGACAGTATGGTTTTGAAAAAGGTACCGGAAATACAAATAGCACTAACTTAGAATTTACAATAGTCGAACCGTATAGTATGGGACAATTTATGCAGGCTATACAAATCGCCGCAAGAAATAAAGGTTATAAAAACTTTAATGAAGCCCCATATTTGCTTATGATTGAGTTTAGAGGATCAGATCAATTAGGCTCATTAAAAACAGTTCCAGGAACAAAGAAATTTATTCCGTTTAACTTTAACAACATGAATCTTAAAGTTTCAGGATCAGGTAGTGTTTATCAATGTACAGGTGTTCCGTGTAATGCGGCATCGCAAGCAGACAGTGTAAGACTATTAAAAGCAGATCATACAATTAAAGGTAAAACTGTACAAGAAATATTACAAACCGGCGCCAACAGTTTACAAGCCGCATTAAATGCTAAAACAAAACAACAGAAAGATGAAAAGTTAGTAAACATACCAGACGAATATGTAATTTTATTTCCTACAGATATTTCTTCCAGTGGTGCTAATGGTACTAGTTTAGCCCCTTCGGCAACTGTATCTAAAGAAAAAATTACAACTGCCGCATTAGATGTAAACGCATCATTCACTGACGCCGCATTGTTTGGTAAACTAAACATATCAAGAAGTTCGATTAATAAAACGCTAGTACAGCCAGACGGTGTTTGCAATGACATAGGTAAGGCAGAGTTAAACTTTGCTGTTGCAAGATCATTTAATGAAGACTCGAAAACAGTTGATGCAAATGGAAATAAAGTTAAGGCTAATGTAACATCAGTGCCAAACAAACTAAATGATTTTACCTTCAAAGCCGGGTCAGATGTAATTAATGCTATCAATCAAGTTCTATTAAAAAGTGCAATCGCAGTAGCCGCACTAAACAGACCACCGGATAAAAATGGTATGAGACCTTGGTGGCGTATTGATGTGCAAACTTATCACATACCAAATAATTCTAACCTAGCTAAAACAGGCACACTACCTAAGTTGCATGTTTATCGAGTAGTTCCGTACCAAGTTCATGCTAGTAGGTTATTAGCTCCAAACGCAGCCGCTCCTGGAATAGAACAACTTAAAAAGCAAGCCGCCAAAGAATACAACTATATCTATACAGGTAAAAATAGCGAAGTGCTAAAATTTGATATTGATGTATCTAATACTTTTTATCAAGTATTCCAAGCAGACAATTTCACAACTTCGGGTGATGCACAGGTTGATCCTAAAGATAAACCTGTGTCTGCACCCGAATCGCCTACAGGAGATAGTCCGGTAGCTAATGCAGTAGCGACAGCATCTAAATTTGTTGCATCGGTATTTTCAACTGATAGTAAAGGTGGTAGTAAAGGAGAGACACAAGCAAGTCGTGTAGCAAGACAGTTTCACGATGCACTTATTAATGGTATGGACATGATGAATATCAATATGGACATTGCCGGAGACCCTTATTATATTGCCAATAGCGGTGTTGGTAATTATACTGCAACACAGACTAATTTAATTAACGTGACAAAAGACGGCAATGTAAATTATCAAAACGGAGAAGTAGATGTAGTAATTAATTTTAATACGCCGACTGATCTTAATCAATCAACTGGTATGTTTGACATTACTAATTCTAAACTAGTTTCGCAATTCAGCGGGCTTTACAAATTAACAACCATTACTAGTTCTTTTAAAAATGGAAAGTTTACACAAAACCTTGTAGCAAACCGTCGCCAAGGACAAGATAGTACATCGCCGTACAGTGCTAAATCAACACCATCGGCTAAGGCAGTTGCAATAGCATCGCAAGCTGGTGAATTACGAACAGCTACTGAAGTTCAGGCAAGTTTAGACCTCGGCGATTTTGCAGGATAAAGGATAACAATGTCAAACGAAGATATCAATACCGGAACGGAAACAGTTGAACTGCCGTCGTGGCCGGTATTGGCAAAAGTTGTAAGTCATGCAGACCCTATTACACTAGGAGCCTTAGAAGTCTCGATCGAAAGACCGGGAGCAGGTAATACTGATAGTGCTGTACAAATAATGCAAGTGCAAATGATTAGTCCGTTTTTTGGTAGCACCAGCGAAGAATTTCTCCAAAGTGATCCTGACAACTATAGTAATACAAGAAAAAGCTATGGCATGTGGTTTGTGCCACCTGATGTCGGAACTACTGTATTAGTAATTTTTATTAACGGCGACCCGGCTAGAGGATATTGGTACGGGTGTGTTCCTGACGAGCATATGAATTTTAGTGTTCCCGGCCTTGCCGCAACCACCTTTAACACTCCAGACCCGGATGCTACCTTTGCAGATAATCCTGATAGATTACCGGTAGCAGAGTTTAATACACTAATAAATGATCCTAATATTAGCCCTAATACAACGCTAATTAACAAACCAGTGCATCCATTTGCTAAAATATTAGACACTCAGGGATTATTAATTGACGACACAAGAGGTATTACCAGTAGTAGTGCTAGAAGAGAAACTCCTAGCGCAGTATTTGGTATTAGCACACCTGGACCAACTGATAAAGAAGGTCCAATGGGACTTACTGGAAAGGCTGAAAGCAAGGGAAATAACTTTATAAGTCGACTTGGTGGTACGACATTTGTCATGGATGATGGCGACGATACCTTCCAACGTAAAACTACTGCAAGTGATGGACCTCCTGAGTATGCAAGTGTAGCAGACAAGGAAACTGGCGTACCTAGTATACCACACAACGAACTAGTACGTATTAGAACACGAACAGGTCATCAAATACTATTACATAATAGTGAAGATTTAATTTATATCGGCAATGCTAGAGGAACAAGTTGGATTGAATTATCAAGTGACGGTAAAATTGATATCTATGCAGAAGATAGTATTAGTGTGCATACAAAACAAGATATGAATTTTTATGCTGACAG